TTCGGTGATCGAAAAGCCCATAGCAATGGTTTCGTGGTTGTACCTTGCGGTCCATGCTTCTTGTGCGTTGTCATAAGCAATCGCACTGCCTTCCGGTTTGACCGGAGCGGCACTAAAGCCAGACAGCTTGGTTTCCTCTTCGAAGCTGCGTTCAGAAGATTCAGTTTCGTAAATCTCCTTATGCTCTTCGCCATAACGAGCATACTCCAGACCGAACAATGCATTCAGGCCGGGGAGAAGCTCTTTCAGTAGTTGCGCGCGTGAAATAGCCATTTAAATTTCCCCTTAAACGCCAGTTGCGAACTGGTAGCTGTGGTAGCCTTGGTTCCACTTGACGAGGACTTCTGGGTAACCAACGAAGGTTACTGTCTGTCCTGCGGCCAAAGTGATTGCCGAAGCTAAAGTCACCGTCGTGCTGTTAACGTTTGTCACGTAGTTGTATGAACCACTACGGAAAGCGCCAGCCGTTGCAGTCGGTGCAATGATTTGCATACCTGCTTGCAAACCAGTTACTGCCGCCGTCAACGTGAGGGTGGTCGAAGAACCCGAAGTACTTCCTACACCGGTAAGGGTATAAGCTGTCTCAGGTACAACTGCAACGATACGGAAGGGAAGCGCAGTCGTAACACGCTTATTACCAGTACCGTTTGTTGGGTTGTCTGCCGAAACGGCCATGGCTGAATTACCCGTGATGCTACTGCCGGCAGTGCCAGTAACTGCATACACGTTTGTCCCAACCAAACCAGTTGAAGCATAACCAATCGTCGTTGCTGTGTTAGATACAGAACCCGATTGTCCAACCATGGCAACCTTGAAGACTGCCGAAGGATCATCCACAACATAAGCTACTGCGTCATTGGCTGCGGTTGAAGCAGGCCAATACTGAGCAAACAGCTTTTGTCCGGTGGAAGGATTGGTATATGAGCAACCTACAAATACCCCGATTTGACCGGCGCGAGCCGTTGTCGTGGTAGAAGTAGACATACCCGTGATGTTGATTGCACCACCCGCAAGCTCAATCAGGTCACCATTAAAGATGCTGGTTGAATAAGCGTAGGGGATGGGAATCTGACGAGTGGCTCCAGCATAGGGTAGGCCGTTTAACTCATTAATCGGCACAAAACCAAATGCGGAGCTTACTGTGGGATAAGCCATCTTTAACTCCTAAGTTTAAGAAGCTCCACGTCCGAAAGTGACTTTGCTTTGCCGATCTTTAAAGAGTGGCATTCTCGAGTCATTTTCTCGCATGAAGTTGTTGTCTACAGATTGCATTTGAGCATCAGTTTGTTTCTGATAGAACTCATTGCGTTGACCAACCATTTCAGAAGGTGTTTTGCAAAGCAACAGACCACCGATCTCAATGCTGTCTGGAAACCGCAAGGTTTGGCCAGCCATCATCTGGATTTCAGGATGCATCGAAGCTTTAACAGGTTCCCAGCCTTCACGTAACTTGGAAGAAATGTGACGTGGATCAGCCTCACCCAAAGTGCTAATACGAATCCAACGAAAGTTATACCCTGGCTCCGGTGTCGGATCAGGTAATAACTGCGGCGGCATCCACTTCTTTGGACGTTCTACCGTTTCCCTTGATTCGCGTTGACCTCGTTCTTGCTTTTCCATTTCAATTCCTTTGTAGTTTTGCCACTTCGAGTGCGTATACCTCAATCGGTATCTTGTAGCGATTGGCATAATCAACCTGTTTTTGTGTCAGCTTTACTTTCTTAGGAGTAACGCTGCGCGTAGCAGGTGCCACATTTGACTTTACTGACCGTCTAGGTGTTTCCTCGGCGTCAAAGTATTCCGGGAAAACTTGTCTCATACGAGTGTTTAATTTCTCGTAGTACTCATCAGACGATGCATCGACGCCTTGCTTAATAAGCTTGGAGTGATACGCCAAGACAAACCCTGTCATTTCATCGTCTGAGCCAAACCAAGGATTATCCTTTTTCCATGACTCGGCTTTAGGATCAACCTTCGGTGCCTCAATATGTACTTCTTTTTCAGGCTCTTGTCTAGTCGGCTTAAAGTTATTAACGCGTTCTAACTTTATTTTGGCTGACGTTAACTCCTCTTGGGCCGTTACTAAACGATCACTGTCGCCAGATTCATACGCTTCTTTGTATTTCCTCTTGGCGTCTTCAAGTTCGTTGCTAACCGTTTTTTTGGCTTGCTCAAGTAAAGCTTGTTGCCCTTCAGATAAAGAACTCTTAAGTTTCTTATTCTCTTCGGCAATAGCCTGGGCTACGCGAAACGCTTCATCCTTTGCGCGTTCTGCTTCTTCGGCTCGCTGTTTCTCTGTCTTGTATCCTTTATATAAGTGATCAATCCTTTGTTTGACTTTTTCGCTGTACTCTTTGACTTCAAAGTCATCTAAAGGCTTAGGATCTTCTCGAAGTTTGGAGTGCTTAGGCTTTTCGTCTTCGACAATCTCAACCTCAACATCACTTTCAACTTCAACTTCGATCTTCTCTTCTTTCTCATCTGGAAACTTATAGTCTTCGTTCATACGTCCTCCTATGCTCTTGAAATACCGCGTGGATCTTGAACGACAGCTTCGACTGAATCATCGTTAATGATCCTGAACTCTTTGCCGTGAATTTTGATCCTGGTCCCGGTGTTAGGACGGACAAGTACAAAATCTCCTACCTTGCATGAAGGCCCACTAGGGAAACGAGTCTTATCTTTATAAGCGTCTGGCCCTAGCTTTACTACAAACAACACAGGCGATAAGACTTCTTCGTAGTACATCGTTGACCCAGCTTTAACCAAGCCACTGTCATACTCATCATCTACTTCTGGTAGTACGCACAACACATGGTATGTAGAAGGTTCAGGCAACTGCTTGGCCTTTTCTTCTGCCGACTCTGGCAACGTGGTTGCCGATTCTCCGTCTTGGGAGATTAATAACTCACTCATCTTCAATTTCCTTTGTACGACTCGCAAGGTCTTGCACTTCTATCTGCGCGGATCGTAGACCCCGGATAACGCCGCACAGTTCCCGATACTCGGCGTAATCTTTTGCCGAGCCGTTGCTCAAAGACTCATTCAAATTAAGAATGCGTTCTTGTAATTTGTGATGCAAATGTTCAAATATATCCATGTTAAATCCGTTTGAACGTTATATGGTCAATACCTGCAGCTTTTCCCCATACTCTTATGTAGTTGCATATTGGGCGTTCGTTACACTCTTCACATTTTTTTTCTACGCTTGTTGTGTTATCACCATGGTTACGATAAAAATACAGAACTTTTGGTAAGTGATAACACGGCATTTGTTCTGCAATTTGCATAAATAAATCCCCGTCTTCACAGCGGTTTAATTGTGTATTAAACCCAGAAGTTTTTATATATGCAGACTTTCTGTACATACCAAAATGACGCCAGCCATGTTGATAAAGTTTTTTGGCGTCATATGTTTTGCTTTGTGCGTAACTTTCTACTTCATCTTTCCTATTAATTTGTGCAAAATCAGAATAAATTAAACCGACATCTGGTTTCTTTTTAAAACATTCAATCATTTCCTCTAATGCCCACCGTTCTAACATATCGTCAGAATCAATATGGCCTATTAATTCGCCATCAGATGCATCAACAGCTTTTTTCCTTGTAATACCTATACCTTGATTTTGATCATTCTTTAAAATCTTTATTTCTGGTTGTTTATATAAAGCGCCAACTAATTCGTAGGAACCATCTGTTGATCCATCATCAACAATTATTAATTCCCAGTCCTTATGAGTTTGCGCCAATACGCTATCAACAGCGCGTTTAACAAAGGCCGCGTTATTAAACAGCGGCATGATTAAAGATACTTTCATCTGTTATTTAATTTAGTTAATACATCAGCTTTTAGTTTCTTATCAACTCAGCTTTGATCTGTAGTTCTGCTTGTTGCATTTGAACCATGGGATCTTGTGCCGCTTGCTGGGCTTGTGCCTGTTGTGCTTGGGCCATATTCATCTGTAAGAGCTGCGCGCCTGCCTGTGCCGTGAGTCTAGATATCTCTACTTCTACATCTTCAGGCAGTTTTTCGTTAGGAGGCGGTAGAGGAACGCCTATTCTTTCCTCAATTTTCCTTCTATAGAGGAACGATAAATGTTCTGCAACGTGAGCCTGTACCGCAGATCCTATTTGTTGGGCCATAGGGTTCTGCCCAATCTGTTGCATGATCATTGGGTCTTGAATAAACGTTATATGCGTCGCTATATGGGCGTCATGGTCCTGATAAATGAACGCTTTTGTCGGTTCCATGCGTAAAAACGCCATATTTTCTGACACAGGGTCTTTTGGATGCTGATCTTCAGGCAAAGGAACCAATTTATCGGCGTTTTTTACCCCTAAAACCTCGATCATTTGCCGGTGTAACTGGGGTAAATCGTAAATTTGGGGTGCTTGTGAGGCTAATTGGATCACTGCTTGGTACTGCATAATCCGTTGAGCCATCGTTGCAGCGTTAGGATCACTCACAGGGATGATATCGACGTGTTCGTAGTCCTCTTGCTTCGCTTTTCTATTACCTCCCTCGGGGATATAGGTGTATTCCTCTGGGGTATAGTCCCTAATAATGTCCCGTAACAGCTTAAATTCTTGTTTCATCGACGCATGGACCCGTGCTTGCACGGCACTCATGGTCTTTAGCTGTCGTTCTAAGAGGGCTAAGGTCGTTCCAACAGGAGCCTGAGACGACATATCACTGACTTTCATGTCAGCAATCGAACCTAAACGTCTTCCTTCTTCACTAATCCTATTTAATAAACCAGCTAAAACTTCAGACGGTTCCTTATAGGGGAGCGTCATGATGTTATCTTTAATAGCGCCGCTGGGTACGTCTACGTCTCTAAATTCTCCCGGTGCAATCGGGGTGTCATCACCTTTAACTCTTAAACCTCGAGCCTTTAGACCGCCGGGTAAATTAGATAAAGTACCCGCATCGACTAATTGCCTGATTAACATTGTCCCTGCTCGAGCATACCCACCAATTAAATGGATATACCCAAAGCCATAAGCGCCAAATCCAGGGACATAATCGTACTGAACTAAGTGCTGGCGCTTCTTATATAAATGATCTCCCTCTCGCCAGTTACGATAAATAGATAAAACTTTATTAGTACCCTTATCAATGCTAATAATATAAGGCACCGCTATGTCGTCTTCTTCTTCATAGCCGGGAATATTAAGATCTGCTTGTATCTCACAAATAAGATACCGGTCGTCATCATTAATAGAAAACCCTGTCTCTTCGGCTTTCTTTTCTTCAATATCATTAATGACTTTTAATGGTTCACCTAGATCAACATCTCTATAAAAACCTTTAACCTGTAAACGGTGGATATCGTTTTTAGTCTTACGCATCATATGCGTAACACGTTCCGCTGTTCTCGCACCTGAAGCGCCGTAAGGAATAATGACATCTTCAGCCGGGATAAATATAGAAGTCTCGCGTCCTAGATTAGGATCGTAGTAAACCTTCTTAAAAGCAGCGCCGCTTAGACCTAAATTAAATAACATCCTCTCGTGTTCAGGTCTGTATTCTGGAATGGTTTCTGTTAAACGATAGTTCATATCGTCTCGGACACGTTCTGCTGAGTCTTCTTTTTCTTTTGTTATCTGTCCGATAATTTCAGTTTTAACTGGACCTTGTGCAGGGAACGTTTCAATAATCATTTCTGATTGAAACCTTACCGCCGCTTCAGTTAATAGGGTAGAAAATACAC